TCCCGAAGTTAGAGAAAAAGTTGATGAGATTCTTGAAAATTGGTATAAGTTTGGTCAGAAAATCCTTGAACAAAGTGAAACCGACATTGAGGACTTTGTTGGTGAAATGATGGATAAAGGATTGGATGATGATATGTTAGAACTTCAATTTATACCGGAGAAAAGGGATGAATGATAAACTCATTGAAGTTTTAGAAAAAGAACTAGAAAAAAGAACGGAAAAAAGAGATATTGTTAGAAAAAAGCAAGATTCTAGTTATTACGATGGTTGGGTAGATTGTCTTGAATTCGTCTTAGATATTTTAAAGGAATAAGTTATGTCTTTACGAAACATCTACAATATTCCCGAACGAAAGTTCATTGGGACTCTTCTCTCTCTTTTTTATAAGGCCCCTTATGTTTCTACACCAGAATGGGCAAAGAGTCGAAGGATTATTACTTCAAAGGAAACTTCCTTTGGTGTAGGATTTTTTGATACAGGACGAACTCCTTATATGGAATACGTCTATGAATGTTTGGACAATCCATATATCCCAAACATCGTAGCTATGAAATCTGCCCGTATTGCTTGGACAGAAACCTTAAACAACTACCGTGGAAAAAGAATCGAAATTGATCCTACGGCTATGCTTCTTGGTTTTGCTACAAAAGAAGCCGCAAGAGATTTTGCAAAGAATAAGTGGAAGTTCTTCCTTGAAGGTGTAGAAGCCCTCCGAAATATTATTGACGTAGGTGTGGCAGAGAATAAGAAAAGTATTTTTGACTATTCTTTCCCTAATGGAAGTCTGCGACTTGTCACACTGGGGAGTATTTCTAACCAAAAAAGTAATAATTACGAATATATTGAGATTGAAGAACCCGATGATGCAAAAGATGATGTAAGCGGGCAAGGTGATACTTTTGCTAACTTAAAAGAGCGTCAAAAACTTGTACCCACTACAAAGAAAAAGTTTATCTTTGGAGGTACACCGACGTTTAAAGACTTCTCGTGTAGAAAAGGCTCTTAAAGCAAGTAATCATCTTGTCTTTAAAGCAGAATGCCATCATTGCGGTGGACTTGTTTCTATGGACCATACGGGATTTGATAACCTTCGTTATCAAGAATATCCAAATAAGTTCATAGATGACGTTTATGGGAAATATGACCCAAATAGTACAATATTCGTATGTCATCTTTGTGATAAACCCTGGACTTTTGAAGAAAAAAACCAAAATATCATAAATGGAAAAAAACATGGTTTCACCGACCATACAGGTAATTTCTCTAAAGGTTGGCATCCTTTAAAACCTCAAGTCTCCGATGTATTTGGTTTTTCTTTCTCAGAACTCCTCTCTCCTTTTGATGGAAGTCATTTTACCGAACTCGCTAAAGCGGAGATTGTAGCCAAAAAAGAACTTGAGATTGGTAATGAACTTTTAATGAAGTCATATGTAAATAATAAAAAAGGCCAACCTTTTGCCAGCGGTGTTTCTTCCATGGAAGTTGAGGAAATGAGACTTTATAGAAGAAACTATGCTGAAAATATTGTTCCAATGGAAGGTCTTGTACTTACCATGGGAGTGGATTTCCAAGATAATCGCTATGCTAGGGTAATTCGTGCTTGGGGAAGAAATGGAGTATCTTGGCTTATATCTTGGAAAGAAGTTTTTGGGGATATAAGGAATAAAGACGACGATGTATGGAAAGAGTTAGAACATGAAATAATAACTCCGATTACACATTCTTCTGGAAAAGACATATATATCTCTTATACCAGTCTCGATGCCGCAGATAATACAGAACTTGTTTACACTTTCTCTCAAAATATGCTAGAATATTCTGGAGTTTCCGTTCTGGCTTGTAAGGGTGTTCGAGACCTCAGATATTCTGAAGATGATATTTATAAAGAACCAGGACAGTTTGATGTAGATACGGCAAAAAAAGCTAGAAAAACTCTAGCGGAAAGAATGGGTGTAACAGTATATAATGTCGGTGCTCATCAAGCCCATGATGAAATTCTTCGTAGGATTATGCTTACAAAACTAGCCCATGAGGAAGAAGTAAGATCGGGTTCTAATACACAATATAAGAGTGATCTATTTTATTGGAATGCTACTGAATATGGTATGTATGAGGAACAAATGGTTTCTTGCCGTAAACTCATAGAGCAAGATAGAAGCGGGAATGCTAGAAGTATTTACAAACTTATCCCTGGTAAGAGAAAAGAAGCAATGGACTGTGAAAAGTTAGCCCTTCATGCTTCTAGGGCTATGGGACTGCATAATTACACAAATAGCCATTGGCAGAATCTTGAAAGGTATTTCTCATGAAAATTTTAATAGCCTGTGAAGAGTCACAGAGAGTTTGTAAAGCATTTAGAGATATAGGGCATGATACTTATTCTTGTGACTTGGTTCCTACCTCTGGAAAAAATCCAGAATGGCATTTAGAACAAGATGTTTTACCACTATTAAAAGAAAATTGGGATATGGTTATCGCTTTCCCACCTTGTACAGATTTAGCCGTTTCAGGGGCAAGGCATTTTAGTAAAAAAATTGAAGATGGTAGGCAACAGAGAAGTATAAATTTCTTTTTGAAATTTACAAATCTTCCTCACATACCAAAGGTAGCTATAGAAAATCCTATAGGTATTATGTCATCTAAGTATAGGAAACCGGACCAAATAATCCAACCTTATGAATTCGGTCATCCAGTTCAAAAATCTACTTGTTTATGGTTAAAAGGTTTGCCTTTATTAGTCCCAACGAACATAGTTACTAGACAAATTGTCTGCAAGGGTAAAAATAGGTATGATAAGTGGTTTTATGATACTGCTAAACTCCCTATAAAAGAAAGAGCAAAAGTAAGGAGTAAAACTTTTGAAGGGGTCGCATTAGCAATGGCAACTCAATGGGGTTTACAATGAAATTATGTGAAATAAATAAAGCGTTAAGTGATGTAAATAACGCTATTGAAAAACTTGTACAAGGAAAATCCCTTACCGAGTTTCGAGTAGGGTCAGGAGACTTTTTCCGGTACTATAAATATGGGGAAGTAACTCTTGAGGCATTAAAAGAATATCGGGATGAACTTCTTATGATGAAACATTCTTTAGAAGATACTTCTCCGACATTCAGAAATAATGCTTGTTTTCGGATAACCGGGACTAAATAAGGTAAGAATATGACTAAAGTTTATTATAATAAATCCGCTTACGAAGGCTCTGTTGCAAAATATAAGGAAGATAGACAGAGACTTTATGATGGAACCCCGGACCAAGTTGCGGTAAATGAGATTCTTCTTCTACAACTTCGAGTAGCCCATGCCTATAGGAATTCCGGTTATGCAAAGACCGCAGTAAATAAGTATGTAACAAACCTCGGTTCTTTACAAGTCCATTGGATAGATAAGAATACAAAAGAACCTGTAAAAGAAATGCAAGAACTTTGGGAAGAGTTTGCAAGTAATCCTATGCTGGATGGTTATGGGGATTTAAAAACTTGGCAAAGTGTTTCTAACTTTTCAAGATTCCTTACTGGGGCAAGTTTTACGAGACTCCATATCAGAAGAAAAGGTAATAAGAACAAAATTCCCCTTAAACTGGAAAATATCTCATCCCGTTTACACGATATTTCTTATTTCGGTGTAAATAGTCAAACAGATGTAAAATTCGGTATTCAATTTTCGGATTCTAAGCCTGAGAATTATTTTTTCCGTTTAGACCTTTTTGAAGAATTTCCTTATAAAGCAAATATTAACACAATCGACCCTGTAACTATTCCCGCTAAAGAACTTCTTCATTCTTTTATAAGAACCTCTCCAGGACAGTGGATTGGTATACCTGAATTAGCGGCTATTCTTGTTTCACTTTATAAAATAGAGGACCTTGTTGATGTAACCGTAGCAAAACAAGCTACTTCACAAGCTATCTCTATTATCGTCACAGGGGGTTCTCCTTTAAATCAACTTCCTATCGGTGGAATTAGAAAAATAGACGAAGCTATGAATAGGGAAATTGATGAAGATTCTTCGTCAGAAAATGAGAAGATAGAACTTCGGACTACTGGTACAAATGTAATATACCCAAAGAAAGGTGAAAATGTAAATGTATTTCAAGGTGCAGATATTGGAAATAATCTTCTTGGTTTAATTGAAATTGAACTTAGAAAAATCTGTGCCGCTTGTGACACTCCTTATCATCAAGTGACCGGGGATTATAAAGGTATAGACTTCTCAACCCTTCGAGGGATCCTTATAGAACTCCGTAACCGTATAGAATATATCCATCATTTCTATACGATTCCTCTTGAAATGTATCCTCTTACGAAGTATTTTAAAGAACTAGCTTCGGTATACATAAAAGGTGAAGCCTTTTCTAACGCTATTCCTACGTTTCAATTTCCTATGTTTCGTGGAGTTGATGACCTTAAAGAAGCCCAAGCAGATCAACTTGAAATGCAAAATGGTTTTGGCCTTTTGAAAGATAAGTTAAACGAACGTCATTTGACATTTGAAGAACTTCAAGAGGACCTTCGGAAACGTAAGAGTTTACTTGATGAGTTTGGTTTGGACCTAATATCTTCGACAAAGAAAGGAGACCAAACTACAAATACGGAGGCTAACTCTAATTCGACTACCCTATAAGGTATAAAAAATACTTGACAAGGGTTTAAGATAATGACATAATCGCATACGTATCATAAGGTTTACACCCATGCAATACCCATTAATTTTATCCCGACTGCTAAATACCCCTCTTTTATTAGAGGGAAGTAAACTTGACATTATTACAAATAATGTCTCGATGAAGTTGGTGGCAGGAGAGACAGTAGAGAAACTTGATTCCGGTTCTGAAATTTCTACAACCTACGTTGGAAATAGTTTTTTTGGCGTACAAAATGGAATTTCTATTATTCCAGTTCACGGAACTTTAGTTTCCCATAATGCCGCTGGAGATAGTGGTGTTCGTAGTTATATGTCTATTAGTAACGAAATTCGTTACTCACTTGAGAAAAAAGTTTCAACTATTATTCTTTCGATAAAGTCATACGGTGGAGAAGCCAGTGGAAACTTTGGACTTTGTTCTTATATTTATTCTTTACGGAATAAAGGAGTCCGAACCATTGCATTGATTGATGGTCCTGCTTGTTCTGCTGGCTATACCCTTGCTTCTTCTTGTCAAGAGATATGGGTTACACCTTCTAGTGAAGTAGGGTCAATCGGTGTTCTCGCTACACTTGTAGATTTATCTCAAAAAGATAAAAAAGATGGAGTAGAGTTTAAAGTAATCCGCTCAAAAGATGAAAAAGCTCTAGCTTCTGCTCACGAAGGGTTTAATGAGAAACTTCTAAAGTCCGTAACTGACAAAGTAATGGAATTAGATACAGAAATGAACCTTCTTGTTTCTAAAAACAGGTCTGTTCTTTCGATAGAAAGTATTAAGGAATTAAAAGGACGTACTGTTTTAGGTAGGGAAGCAATTAACTTAGGCTTAGCAGATAAACTTATTGAATCTTTTGATATTGCTTTAGAGGATTTGGCTAGTTCATCTACTAAAACATCGGTAAATAATTTGAGGACTGTATCAATGAATCTTGAAGAAGAGAATGTGAGTTTGAAAGAAGAGATTTCGGGTCTTAAGGCCGACTCTAAAGTTCAGGTTGTAAATGCAATTAAAAGTGAACGTGATCGAGTTATTAAGATCATGGAAGCTGGAAAGACTTTCGGCCTGAGTAATGACATTGTTCAGAAACGTATTTCTGCTGGAACTTCCTATGAAGATACTGTAGAAATGTTTGAAGGTATCAAAGAAGCTATTCAAATGAATAACCCTTCTCCGAAGGTTCCTGCTTCTGAACGTACTGCTTCTGAAAATATTGAAGGTTCGAATAAAGAACCTAATTGCTTCGAGCAATTTATTAAGATTTCTGAAGCGGCTGGTTCTGAAACTTTTAATTTCTAAGGTAAACGAATATGACAGAGTATAATGGTGGTTTTAAGAGTTATCCGGCAAAGACTAAAACAAATGTCTTTTTTAAAGCGAAGCCGTATGACTCTAAGCAAGTAACTATTAAGAGTGGTCAGGTTCTAAAAGAACGTACCTTTCTTGAAAGTGATGCTGATGGAAAGTTGATTGCTCATTCTGGTTTGAATGAAAAGGCTCTAATTACTTTCCCTACAAAGATTGATGCAACTGAGACAGTTATTATTGCAGGACTTACCTTTACTGCGGGTGCTGCTGCTGTATCTCAAGCTGCATTAGTTAATGCTTGGAGTGGTCTTACTGCTGGTACTACTGCGGCACAAGCTAATGCGTTGACTTCTCCTGTAGGTGGTACTTTTACTGCTGGTACTCTTACCGGGTATAATTCAGTTAAGAGTTCTACAACTGGTGCGGTTTTGTTTATTTCTACTACACCTAATGCTGGTGTAACTGATCTAACAGTAACCGGAACTGGTGATGCTTCTACCGTAACTGTTACTTCTGTAAATTCTCCACAAAAGAAGATTGCAGGAGTAACTATGTATGATGTAGATGCTTCTTCGGGTGATGTTACGGTATCTGTCTACAAAAATGGTAGTTTCTATGCTAACGCATTGAAGTGGAGTAATAATCCCGTTACTGATTTTGTAGAAAAACCCGACGGCACGACTGTAGCTTGTACCGATTACTATACCGGCGCAACTACTAATGATCTTAAAAAGAAGTTCGTAGAAGATTCTGGCTTCTCCGATCTTGGTTTCCAAAATGTTGGAGAGGTTTATTAATATGGCACTTGAATTTGCTACCCCTTACCAGGCTAATAAGATTGTTTCCGGTGTGAAACAGGCTTTGAATGCTGGTGTACCCAAACGTCCTTTGTTTATGCAAAGTTTCTATCCTGCTGCTAAGATGGTAGATAGTAAAACTATCAACTTTGATGAGCAGTTTTCCATTCGTAATATTATGGGTACGTTTGCCTCTCCAAGAGTAGACGTAAATCCGGTAGGTTTGCAGAACTTTGGGCATATTGAGACATATTTCTCGTATGCTAAAGAATTTGTAACCGACGGTGATGAGGATGATGAAACTCTAGCTGACGAAAGACAGTATGCGGGACAAGAGTTTAACGTAAATTATACGTCAAACTATGCTTACAGACTTCAACAGAAGTTTATGATGGCAGAACAAAGGTTTGAGAACCTTTTTGAACTTGTTGCTACGTATAACCAGTTGTACGGTGGTTATTCTTCTAAGAGTGAATATCATCCTGATATTACTTATATGTGGGGTAGAACCACAATGACAACTGCGGCACAAATCTTTGGTGATAATGCCGAAGAACTTGTACCTGCTGTAAACCTCACCACTTCTGCTGTTACTGCTCCTTGGGATTCGTCTCTAACCATTATGCCGGTTATTGCGACTTCTGGAGACTATACCGCAGGAGATAAGTCTTGGACTAAGACCAATATTGATGCTGGCAAGGCAACACCTTATAAAGATGTTGTAAAGATGGTCCAGACTTGTAATGAGTGGGGAGTAGCAGAGGCTATTCAAATGTCTCCGAAAGCATATGAAATGCTGAACTATGACATTGAAAAGAACTACAAGGAAGCTGCTAACCTTGAGACTCTTGTAGTGGACTCGATTCGTAGGGAAATCCTTCCGCGCCTTCAAGTAATTGATGGTGTTACTTTGGTAAGGGTTATTTCTATTTCGGGTGGTAATGGTAATGGTGTAACTCTTCCGATTTACATTAACCGTTCTATCTACCATGATCGAGTTACGGGAACCAAGACAAAGTTCATTCCTGAAGGTTTTGTTTCTGTAATTCCTTCTCAAAACTCCTTCGGTAAGGCTTATGGTCGTATTCGACATAAGAAAGCCCGTTATGCTCCTATGGCACGATGGATTAACCGTTGGATTGATGATAAGAGTGGGGTTGAGAATTGGGAATGGCATACAAACTTTGTTATGACTTCCCTCAATATCAACTCCGTTATTACTTGGAAGGTACTCTAAAAGAGTAAGATTATGCCCAAGGCAAACTATTCCCCTGCTATTGAAGGATTAAAGGAGCTTCAAGAAGCCCTTGATTCTAAAAGAATTAAAAAGGGGATAGCCCTTGGGCTTAATCGCTTTACAAAAGAATTTCATTCCGCTATATCGTTTGAAGTAACTAAACGATATAACGTAAAATCAAATGCCTTGGATTCGGTTCTTGAGAAAAATCCCTCTAGTTCTGTTGAGTTTGGTAAAAGTATTATAAGAAACTCCTTAACTTATAAATATAAACCCAAAGACCTCTCAAAATACCCTTACACAATACGGTGGGGGAATTTGTATCAACCTAAACTTAAACAAGGTTGGATACATACGGTTGAAGTGGTAAGAGGGAGAAAGAAAGTAGTCTATGGGAATCACAAATATGGTGGTTTTACTCCCCGAAGTGGGGGAAAACTTGTAAGAAAAGCCTATGGTGGACAGATGTTAGAAAGGGTAGGCAAGGAACGTAAACCATTAAAACTCCTCCTCGGTCCTTCTCTTTCCGAACTCGCTGCCATGGTTGTAAAAAACAATAATGGAAAGATAGGCCAAACTCTCAACAATCTCGAATCCTATATCATTGAAGATTTATATGACATTTGGGCAAAATAAAGTATGATAGAGTCTACAGAGCAGATTAATCTTGTTCTTGAGATAGCCGGAATGCCTTTATTCTTTTCCTTTGGCCCTGTTTTAGCTATTCCAGGGGAAGGTATTGAACTTGTTCCAGGTTTTACAACACCAAATGATGTAAAAGTACAGAAGTTTTCTTTTAAAACGGCTACTTGGCTTATAACGGATAATGAAATAGTTTCTGGTATGGACTTTACCTTTGAACTTTCACGTCAAACATTTACATTTAAAGTAGATGCCATAGCCCACGGTATAATTGGTTGGAGTGAGATAAAAGCCTCGATAAAGGAACTTGAGAATGTATAGTGAACAAGACTTAGCTATAAGACTTCATGAGGAAACAGGGTATAGTGTTACTCTTTCTCCTATTGAAAATGTAGATCAAATTGCTGTAAATTCCTCCCTTCCTCTTATCTTTGTAGGACATTTAGGGATAAAACTAAAAGGTCAAGAAGAATATGCGAACGCATATAGAGAACTTGATAATGAGGAAATCCTCATAACGGAAATAAATTATCTTTGTCAACAAGATGCTTGGCCACAAGTAAGGCAAAATATAAAAAAAGACTACTTTGGTTGGTCTCCTTTTCCAAATGATGCAGATTTTTCTTCTGTTTTCTTTATGGAAGCAATGAAAAAAGGAAATTCAGGCTCAAGGGTTTGGTGGTCTGAAATTATTGGATTAATCGTTCCACGTATAAGTTAGGTAAACTATGGCTATTTATAAAAGAAATCCAGACGGGACTCTTGAACTTTTGGAATCTGATGGAACTCTTGATGAAATCAGAGTATCTATTGAAACTGCGATTCCTGAAGTAAAACTTCCTGATTGTTCTGCTGAAGCTGCACTCGCAGTTGAAGAGATTGTTAAAAAAACTTCTACATCGAAGGGGACTAAGTAATGGCAATTAAATTCCATGAGAAAGCTATAGCGATCTATGGCGTAAAGCAGAACTCTGAAGGTAACTGTGCAGTAAAAGATTCTACTAAAGTTACTGGAACTATCACAACTACAACAAACTCTACAACTATTACCGGCGTCGGTACAAAGTTTAAATATGGTTCTGTTGCGGGTGATGGTCTAGGTGAACTTACTGTTGGAGCATATATCTATAATGCCGCAGGAACTCAGATTGTAGGTAGGGTTCTTTCTATTACAAGTAATACAGTAGCAGTTCTTGAAGCTAATGCGGCTGTAGCGTTGACTGGTACGGGTTTTTCTATAGGTTTGGGACCTAAGAACTGCCTAGCAGTTATTAACCTCAACTACTCGACTGAACTTTCTACTGAAGCATCCCAATATGTAGGGAATGAACTAGATAGGGACGAACAAACTACCATCACAGATAAATACTGTAAGATGGATTTTGAAAACTTTGTTCCTGTTTTGGGAGAAATCTCTGGTACTAATCCTACAGTTACAGAACTTCCTTATCCTATTTGGTTTGAAGGTGCTGGACTTGCGGCAGTATTGTCTGCTGATAACTCGGGTTCTGTACAATTCACAAATGAAGTACAAAGTAATGCTTTCCTTACTATTGAAGTAAGGCGCTCTTCTCAAGATAACACGACGATTCATAAGACATATCTTTCGTATGATTGCCGAGGTATGCTTGACTTTGACGGTGTTATCGGTGCAAAGGGTAAGTTTAAATGGTCTTTTATGGGTAACTTTGGTGGTATTTTTGACAAACTTCGGTTTGAAGCAGATACTACAGAGCTTACTAAGCAAAAAACTAACATTGCAACAAATTTGAAGGCTACGGGAATTAAAACCTCCCAACTTTCTTTGTACAATGGAGTTAATGCTCCAGTATTCGCTTCTGGTACAAAGACTGTTTGCTTTGATAAACTTTCTGCTCCTAACCTTCCGGGGTTTGAATACAATAGATATCTTACCTCTTGTGTAGATTCTTGGAGTAAGGGTGCAGTTCCTACTGATGTGAATTTTACGATTCAAGAAGATAGGGCTTCTGCAAATTATAATCCAGACTCCCACCTTGAGGAGAACCATTCTCTTTGGTTGGAATATTCCGAAGATGCTCAGACAGCGGGTTCAGTTCTTATTTACTTTAAGAAACTTGAACTTGTAGGTATTACACCATCTACAATCGCTCAATATGCTGCACAGGATTTAAAGTTCCGTAATCGTGGAACTACTTCTATTACCTTTACGGCTAAAACTGTTAGCACTGGTGGCGGTGGTGGAAGTTTGACAACTTCTCCTAAGTTTGGTATTGGCGGAGCAATTCTAGCATCTAACCAAGCTGGTCTTATTTCCCTTCTAAACTCCATGACTGATGTAACTGGTTCTACTAATGGTAGAAATGGTTCGTTTAGTCTTACTACTACAAGTGGAAACTATGGTTGGGTAGCTGTAACTGCTGCTGCTTATGGCTCTGGTATTCATTTCTATGATGGTATCGGTTATGGTGGTTGGAGTGGAGCAGGTTTATCTGGTTCTAATACAGGTAATAGCCCTGACCCGTCTGTTTCTACGGTAACTCTAACATATGGTGGAGTTGATTGGGTATTCTTTAGACAAGATTACCCGAATGCTTCTCCCACACCGACTACGTTCACTCTCTCTTAAAGATAAACCTCCTTGGGTACATCCTTATGGGTGTACCCTTTTTAAAAGAGAAATAAAATGCCTAATGTTTCGAGTCCGTTAGGAACTACACAAGATTACATTCCGCTTATCCGAGCGGACGAAGTTAATAAGGTTTCAGGAGTTTTTCTCCTTTGTCCTTCTGATACTGATTTATCTGATTGGGTTCAAGTTGAACTTGGAAATATAGCGAATGGTTCTCCTGTATGGCCTACAGGGCAACTTGTTATAGTTATGACTGATCCTGATGGGACTGCAAGAAAGTGGGATGGGGTTTCGGAATTTACCACTATTAGTTTTGGTGGTTCTACCACTATGAACTCTATAGGTTTATTGGGGAATTACCAAGAAGGTTCTAATCCCGCAGGACCTATAGCAATAGGTACAAACCTCTCTATTACGGGTGGCGTCTTAAACGCTAGTTTTACAAGTTCTTCTGCGGTAGGTTGGGATGGTACTTTAGTTTCGGCTTCTCCCAATACTCAAATACCTGTAGCAGTCTTAACTCCTACATCTACAGATACAGACGGAGTTGATATTGTTTTAGCTCCAAAAAATGGGTCTACAGGTATAGGTTCCTTCTCTTTACAAACCCCTGATAGTGCAAATAGTGGAGGAAACAAAAGGGGTAGGGGCTCAATAGATTTCCAAACTACACGAAATTCCCCAACTAAAGTTGCAGGAGGGGCTAGATCGTCTATTTTATCAGGCAGTCATAATACTATTTCCTCTGGTGGTACTGAATCATCTATAGGTTCGGGTCAAAGTAACTCAATTTTTAATCCTAATTGTTTTATAGGTAGTGGTTCCTCTAACAGTATCTCTGGAGGTTCCAGTATTATCGGTTCTGGACTCTCTAATAGTGTAGCATCTACTTATAGTGCGATTCTTTGTGGAGAGTCTAATACTGTTAGCATAGGTGGGAACAGTGCTATAGTTTCAGGACAATTAAACTCGGCTACTGGATTTGCTTCTTTTATAGGTGCTGGTTATGCTAATAACTGTGCAGGGTCTTATTCCTTTGTAGGCTCTGGTTATTCAAACCACAGTTCTGGAGAAAATAGTTGGATTCCAGGAGGTAAACAAGCCACAACTAGAGGTATAACTGGTATGGGTGCTGTTTCTGGTGGAGCACCTTTCTCAAATACTAGGGGCGAAGCTCAGAAAGGCTTTTATCCTTTATCTGGTCTTACTACTAACACAACTACACCTACCATTTTAACCACAAATGGTTTAACTATAGGTTCTACAAATAGAATTAAGTTAGATTTCGGCCAAGTTTCTATTATAAAAGGAAGTGTCATAGCAAAAGGAACTTCCGGTTCTAGTGCTGGAAAGTGTAGTGGGTGGACTATTGAAGCAGTTGTGACAAATGACTCCGTAGCAGGAACTATGCGTCTAGTAGGTAGTCCTACAGTGACAAAAACCCACGGAGATAATGAAGCTAATTCTTGGTCCATAGCTTGTACTATCGACAATACGGCTAAAACATTTGATATAACTGTCACAGGAACCTCTACTGATACAATTCGATGGGTAGCCGCACTTGAATCTGTAGAAGTTATATAAGGAACTTTTATGAAACTTTCAAATATAGGGCCAACTTTAAATCTTGAACTGTATAGAGAAGCCTCAAAGGATATAAAAGTAACTTTTCCGTCAAACTTTTTATCCGACCTATCAATATCCTCGATATCTTCTCTTACATTTAAGGCTAAACTTGCTCCAAAAACGTCCTCAAATCTTGGTTGTTCACAAGAATCATTTATATTACGAGTAGATATTACGTCTCCATCGAGTTTAAAAGTTATTTTCCTTCCTGAAGTAACCTTAAACTTTCCTTACGAATTCGGAGAATGGTGTTTGCTTTGTGATCTTCCTGATTATCCTGAACACTGTTTAATGGAAGGCTCTGTTAGATTTAAAGGTATAAAAACATGAGTTATAATTTGATTGTAGAGGATGAAGGAGCTACCTATAACCTTGTTATAGGTGATATGACTCCCGAAATGCAAGATTTATATAGTGCAACTGTAGCCGCGAAGAATGCTGCTGAAGGTTTTGCGGAAGTTTCTGAAGATAAAGCGGGAGAAGCCTCTATAAGTGCTCAAAATGCACATAATAGTGAGGTTATAACCGAAGGATATAAGAATTCTTCCGAAACTTTTAAGAATTCTGCTGAATCTTTTGCTCAAAGTTCTAGTCAAAGTGCAACTTTAGCCGAAGGATATAAGAATTCGGCTGAATCTGCTAGTAATTCTGCCTTATCCTATAAGAATTCTGCTGAAAATGCTAAAAATTCCGCAGAACTTATCGAAAATAATGTTATTTCTATCGAACAAAACATAGTTTCCCTTCAATCCACTGTTCAAGGTTATGCTTCTACTGCGGAAAATAATAAAAATCTTGCCGAAACTGCTGCAAATACAGCTACAACTAAGGCGGGAGAGGCTTCGGATTCCGCTATTTTAGCAGGAACATATCTTTCTTCCGTAGAGGCAGACGCATTAGAGGCAGAACATTGGGCAAACTATACTGTAGATATTCCTGTACCGGAAGGGGATGGATTGGAATATTCAGCTAAACATCATGCGACTAAAGCCTCTATTTCTGAAACAAACTCTTATAATTCTTCTGTAGTTTCTGGTACTGCGGCAGGTAACTCTATAGCCGCTTCTCTTGTAGCCCAACAAGCTAGTGATAATGCCATTGCCGTAGTTACTGGAGGAACTGCAAGTCTTATTTCTTCTCCTGGAAAGATTCCTTTAGCGGATTCTACAGGAAAAATTGACCCTTCTTGGGTTGACCCTATTTCTGCTGTTTCTGTTCAAGCATTACATAGGTCTCCTAATGAGGTAACTAGCATTGCTATATACGACACATCTTTAGATAGCGATAATGGTGCTTGGACAGAACGTTGTCAGAATACAAGTTGGTATAATGAAAGTTTAAATGGTAAATGGTTGGGAGCACACCCTTCTGAATCTTCGGCAAGGGCTGTTACTAGTGCTACTACTAATGATTACTTTCAACTTTCATCTGATGGAAAGTTTTACAAACTAAACTCCACAAGTGGAACAATTGAAGTTTTCCGTGGAAATAAAGCCACATTTCCTAAACTTTCTGCTATTGTCGGAGAAACCTCGGGAAGTGTTAGCTACGTAACAATCTATGATCTTACCGAACCAGGTCGCCCTATGTGGAAACGTCTGGTAAATACTGGTGCTATACCTTGGGGAACCTTTAGTGCTGCCTACCCTAAACAAATTTCTTTTTTGAATGCTCGTTTATGGATAGGTGGAAGTTTAGGGTTAGCTGAAATAAATTGGGCTGAAGATTCTATCCTTTGGAGAAACTCTTCTACTGTACAACTTCAGTATGGTATTTCTATTGTTTCTACAGATAAAAGAATTTCTACCTCTGGAACTCCTCTAACTCACAACCCTATCTATGCAACGTCTCCTTGTATTCTAAATGATGGAGCTATTGATACTAACGGTCTACGTATACCTTCAGTTGCGGTAGCTTCAAGTTTTGTACAAATTTTCTGGCCTGACCGTACTAGATGGTATTTTTCAGTTGCGTTTATAAGTATGGGCGTAACTTTGACAAAAGATGCTATATGGTTTCCAAACAGGACAGATGCTTCTTCATTATATTTTGGAAATAATCCACTTTCTCTTCGAGGTACAGCGGCTAGTTCTTTAACACAAGTTACCTCTACCTTAGCACCACAAATAGCTATAACAGGGGCACTTCAAAACTTAATATCTTTGGGAAATTTTCAATACGCTCGGACAGGAGCAAATCTATTATTATTGTCTTATAACAATTCCTCTTCAATAGGTAAGGGATTGGGGGCTAGGGTCACAAACACCTATAATACAGGTTGGATGTTTGGAGATATACGTAGAAGTTATCTATCCGACATTACTTCTGGAAATATAACTGGAACTATAAATGATAGAAGTTATAAAGGAGCCAGTGCTAGTGTTACAGGTACTTTAACAAGCGCGTCTGTAACCCCTAGTTCCCAACTTGTAGCGTTCTCTGAATGGTCTAATAATAACTATATTAGAGAGACATATTCCGCAGATTTGGATTTCGGTACAGGCGAGTGGAACGTGGGGGCGTGGGTAAATGTACCGGTGACTTTACCAGACTACAGTATGCTCCCTTTATATGGGGAACTACTCACTAACGGAAGTTTTGATACCGACAGCGCGTGGACAAAACTAAACGCGATCATTTCCGGCGGTCAGGCCACGTTGACTGCCAACGGAAGTTCTGTGTCTCAGAATATTCTCCCAACTACAGTTGGGAGAGTGTTTAAGTTTACGATTGTTATATCGTCTGGAAGTAATGCGATTGCGTACTGCGGGACGACAACTAGCGGAGACGCACGGTATGCAAAAACAGGGCTAGGTGTTGGTACGCATACATTTTATCTCCAATCTGCTGGTATAAATTCCAGTTGCAGGATTGGGGCAACTGCGTCAGGAACTGTTGTGGTTGACTCGGTATCAGTTCAAGAAGTTGTACCGTTTTCAATTATAGATCGTACACATTCCAGCGGCCCAAAAGTCTTACTTGGGTTAACTGTTACTGGTTACTTTATCGCCACCGCCTACGACGGCACTACAATGCGTACTGTATCCACTAGCTCCTCCTACAATAATAATTCTTGGGTAAAAGTAGAAACTATTTATACAACTGATGGCACGTTATCTATTCGTATAAATGGTTTAGAAGTAGCGACAACTCGGGGCAACCCACTATTAACATTAAACAATAGTTTGGCTACATTAACTATTGGTAATAGCTATACTCTCGATGCTCCGTTTCCTGGATCAATTACAATGGTAAAGTTCTCGGGTAACGCACCAACATTAGGGCAATCTATTTGGATGTACTTACAAGAAAAACAAATGTTCCTTCCAGGAGCACAAGTAACCTTGCCGAGTGCAGAAACTATAAACGACATAACATATGATGGGTTTAATAATAACCTCCAAGTTCTGTCTAACACATACGATTCTACGTTCAATGGTCTTATTCGTACAAGTTCCATTACCGTTCCCGCAGGTACTTATGCTAAAGGAAACGTAAAATCGTTTATTGAGGCTACTTCTAGGATAACCTCTAACCCTGGTGTGGATATTTCTATCCCGTCTATAGGTTTAAAGAGGCTTCCTTCGGAGAAGAATCTAAAACAAACATACGTAAACTCACAACTCTCTGTATTTGAATGGGTAGGAGGCTTTACTGCTAACCTTACAAATGGAAATACTGCTATAACTTCTATAACAGGACTTTCTATTCCTGCACAGACTACAGTTAGGGGTGCTCGTATCTCTGGTACTGGTATAACCACAAACACAACTTTGAACGATGTTGCCAGCACAACTGGATATATTTCTTCTGTAGCTTCAGCAACTAATAACTCCGTTCAAGTATCTTTCTTAGACTTTATCCTTCCACAAGGTTATGAAGCTATAGCCGTTATGGTAGCGGGAGTTAGGAAACAAGAAGGTTCTTCTAAGGATTGGGTTAGACTCTTCGATGGGTTCAATGAAACTATTCGATTCTCTGTGGCTCCTGGTTATCAAGCCTGGGTTCAAATTCAAGCTCAAATGGTAGTATAAATGATTATTAATTTTTTAACTGAGAAAGAACCCTGGAGTGAGTCGGATATTATTACGTATACGGAAAACTTAATACATAAAAATATCCCTATACGAGACGAACTCATCTTTATGAGAATTGCTATAGCGAAACTTTTAATGTATGCGTCTTTACCAGAAGATGATGAACTTAATAGTATAAAGGGACTTCTTTTATCTGATCCTGAAGCGGCTAGGCTCGATGGGGCGGAAATTGAAGCTGTCACAAATTATATAATAACTTGTGTAGGAGCTAAGGAATGGGGAAAGATTATAAGGAAGGAAAATGAAACACTTCAGAAGATATGTGAAGTTGAAAGAGCATTGGATGTTTTAAGGGAAAATCCTGAAGATCAAGAAGCACAAAGTATTGTTGCTTCAGCACCCCCCGAAATCCTCTCCTGGGTATCTTCCCGTGGAAACCACATAATAACACTAGAATAAAACAAAAAACAAAAATATATAAAAAAATATATAAAACATAAAAAAAAGAGGAGGACCATAAACCCTCCTCTCTTTCCTTTAAAAAACCTTCCCAACTACCCAATTATACCCACTTTCTTCAAACTCACTCTTATATTTCTCCTTCACATATTCCACTAAAAGCATAACCCTTGCTAAGAACATAATCCTAGCCTTATCTTCACCAATTTTCTTTGTCTCTTCTATAAAGACCTCGTGAATACCCTTAAACATCCTATACCAACCCCTTCTTTGTAACAACTGTCCCGTTGTCGAAGGATATTTCGCGCCAAAGATATACGTTACTGGCATAATGGCTCCTTCTTCCGCTGGAATATATTCCAAAATTTCCCTCAAAACTATAAAATTAAGTATACTTCTGACATTTTCCTCTATTCTCCCCATGATAAACTCCCAAAGTCCGGTTCAAACATTTCAAACCCCTCAACATCTTTATCTTTTTCCTTCTCTTTTTCCGGGAACTCATATGTAAACTCAACATTTTCCACAAACCTACTAACCCTTAACCCCGGCCCTGTATCTTTTAACTCCACATTACAGAGTCCTTTATTCTTTAACTCCTTTATAGCCGGTACGAGAACCCTACTTTTTAAAAACTTATACTCTCTTGAACTTTCCGCTACTGACCAATGCTCTATAATCCATTCCACTGGAACCCTTATCTTTCCCTTTAACCCCTTAAATTTCCTCTGAAGAAGAAGATCATACAACCTCGCGGTATACTTTGAATCAATCTTCACAATATCCTCTACCCTAAAACGGGTAAAGTCTTTCGATAGGGCAGATATAAACTCAACAATAGTTTGACTCCATCTCAATTCCACCCTATGTCTCTCATCGTTAAACCTTATTTCCGTAACCCACCTAATCTTATGTAAAGTTGTCTTTCCAGGGTACTTCACAACAATATACCTATCAAACAACCTAGCTGTTTCTGTTTTCAAGACCTCATAGGCGTGTTTAGGTTTAATATTTCTGAGGGAAGCATATTCTGAAGCCTCCATGTAATACCATTTTGTATAATCCACCTCCTTAACTTTCCCTTTTCTACTCATTTCTGCTAAGGTCAGGAATATAGTATTCCTCTCCACGACTGAGAGTTCAAAACAACTATTCAAGATAGTGTTTGCTATAGCTACTTCGACTTCAGACATATTCTTTTGTACAAGATTCATGAGGTTTTCTCTAAAATAAAGGGGAATTCTAGCATTTTGACAGGTAACAGGCAAGCCCTACGGTGCTACCTGACAGGCCAGGCCGGTAAATCGCTACGCAAATGCCGGTAAACCGTTACTTTAGGCCAAAAAAGCCCTTACGAATCAAGCACTTATCCATGCCGAACCATAAAACCGAAAAATGCAGGAGAAATCCTTTTATAGATTTATAAATAAACTTCATTTGATAAACCATATAAAGAAAGAACCATGGTTCCTTTCTTCTTTCGAGCGTAGCGAGAACACATATAAAACTATATAAAACTATATAGTACATAAGATCAAGGAAAGAAACTTTCTTTGCTACGCAGTAGGGCAGGGCGGTCGTGGCGGATGTATAAAAAATATAAAAAAATATCAAAGATATGCCGCTACGCGGCAAGTGTTTAGGAAATTATTTTTTGTATAGGAGGAATATGGTTTTAAACTCGTCCGCCATCTAAAGTTATACGCAGACCTACCTTCTCTGAAAGTACCTTGCACCATTCGTGCCAAATATATTATAGTCGCTTCCCTGCGACTGGAAAGAAGTTTAACTTACCCTTTATATCCGTTGTAAAGAATTAAACCTTAAAACTGATCTCGAAAATTTCGAGGAAAGGAGAGGTTCCCACATATTTTGTTGCCTCCTCCTTTGAATCGAACCACTGGAACTCAGCGTCGTTGTCCCGAATTCCATAGTGGTGTTTCTTGAATGCCCAAGCGTTTGGGCAACCCACGGCATACCGTAAACGGTAGAGCGTACCGGTAATTGATTCAGTAACCATGCTTAGACTCCTATAATGGTTATTAAATACGGGAACCATTCTACTTGGTTCCCGTTGGAAAGTAAACTTTATTTAAACTTTATTGTAATGTAATTCTCGCTTTCAGTTACTTTGAAAAAGTTTGATAACTCTTTTTCCATTTGTCGAAAAGTCTTGTATTCCCGACAAGACTCCCTTTTATAGAGCGTAAGGCTTCCAAAGTCTTTGATAAACTTTAGGATAAAGGTTTCTGTTTTAGTCATTTCGTTCTCCTTCAATGTGTGGACCATGGAGCCATATTACCACAATCAGCGAGAAAGTACATTTTTTTTTATAACTTTTAGAAACAAGGTTATAACGAAAAGTTATAAAAGAAAGGTTCCCGGAACCTTGTATAAGGCGAAACGAAGGAGCCCATATAGGGTAGTAGCGGTCTCCTTCGTTTTGTCGCTCATAACGGCTTAAACTGCGTTCCTAACGGGTTTGTACATTCTGAGCCATAGGCTCCCGATCACATATCCGACGTGATAGGTTTTACCATCTTTTCCGTCTACGTACATTTTCCCGCACCTCCCCGGTATTTGCTCCCGAAGCTCTCTTATCGTTTTTGCATACCATTTTTGCCCGAATTGGTCAACAAAAAGCCGTTTTTCGTTCGCCATAAATTTATCCTCTGTTTTGTTGTTCGCCAAAAACTTATGTTTTTGGTATCTCGCCAAAGTTTTTAATTCTTACGACTTCCTTAAGCTCCCGTGCCATGTAATTACAATGACGGGAAGTAGTTTTGGAATAGATCCCGCTTTCAAGTATGTACCATATACCGTCAACCTTCCGGCCTATGATTGTAGTATATGAGACAATTTTATTGTCTCCTACTCGAAATAAAGATTTCGAGCCTACGCGGCGCACGGACTCGCCGGGAAACATTGCGGCAATACGGGATAGATTTATCATCTTTTGAACCTCCAAACTATAGGGCAAGTTTCAAATGGAAATGGTGCGGAATCGGAATCGAAACGTTCCACGGTTACAATTCCGAATGTTTCTGTTTTAACAGTATTTTCGGCAAACTCTAGAGCTAACTTTTCAATTTCGGCTTTATTTTCTCCATCGTAAGGGTAGGACTTTATTTGCTTACCGTCTGCCATTATTACATAATGGCCCATGCTATAACTCCTTCATTAACGCATTATGAAAACAATCCGCAATATAATCCTTTATGCCGTTTTTATCTTTCCCTGTTACCCTTAGGTGGAAACCATGCCAATCGGGAGTAATTATAACGTTATGTTCGGTCCAGCCATCATAGGAGCCATGCTCATTCATATGATGAAAAGAGGTTGAAAAGACAATCTTTTTAATCCTACAAAACTTGTCTATAACGGGAGTAGACTTTGAAAAGTCTAATGTAGTCCCGTTATCGAATCCGCTTCCAGATGGTAAATGCTCTTTTATTACTCTTTCAAGCTCCTCCGTTTTGTCTAGTGGAAACAAGCGGATAATTTCGCTTAATACTGTTTTTTTCATGGCGTAACCTCAAAGGCCAATACTGGTTAAGTCCAGCGTAATAAGTACGCCGATACCAATTAAGATAACCCATTCAATTATCGAAGCTATTATTTTCATTATTACGCTCCAAAAAAGAAAGGGCATATAATACTATATGCCCTTAAGGTTTACGGTTTACGCAAGTTTTTCCGCTTGCTTTATTGCCGAAAATACTACGATTAATCCCGTCATATCATCCGCCGGTATCGGCTTACCTACCGGACCAAAGCCACACTCCATTAGTTTCGGCATGGCGTCTGATACCTTGGCAAATGGAAGGAACGCGGAAATATTTTCCGTACCGTCAACCTTGCGGATTTTTTCAAACCCTGCGGAAGTCAAAGATTCCCATTGTGCGGCGTCTTTTTTCTCCTGTTCGGCCATCGCCGCGTAAGCTTCCCGCTTTTCTTCAGGGAAGAGAATCAAGGAAACTTTCTCCAATAGTTCCCCAAAATGAGCCTTTGTTTGGGATTTTTCAGCCAATCCCATGTACTCTAGGATAATGGTTTCAAGGCTTGCGGCATTGTCCCGGTTACAATTTTCGCGGAAAATAGAGCTACGATATTCGTCTGAAGTTCTCCCTGTTTGGACGTTTGCGGAAAAATCCGCCAAACCTTCCTTTTCCTGAGTATTTGCCTGTAGCTTTGATAGGACTTCTTTTTTCTGATATTCCAGAAAAGTATTTAAACGTTCTTCAGAATATCCGCCCGAAAAAACAGGTTCAAGAGCCATACCGAGGCAGACGGGAAATGACAAGGTTGTGTTATTTAACGTTATCTTTCCGTCTGTTTCATCAACTGTAACGGTCCCATCTAATACAGACTCCCTAAGATACGTGGCCCAATTGCCCCGCTTATAACTACCGTTTTCAGCAGTCGGCTTGTTGATGATTGAAAGAAAATTTGACATTGTTTTGACTCCAAACAAAAGGAAAATTGTTATCCTGGTAAAGCTTCCCTAGGGAAGTCGGCTTGCCTTGCCGTGGAAATAAATATACATGGTTGGCTTTTGCCTTTGCAAGTCTATTTTAAAAAAATCTCATATTTTTTTGTACTTTCGCAAATGGATCCCTGAGGCGCTATAAGACACATAAGACAATGGGCGCTATATCATAGCGGGAAAAGGTTTTTGTTGATTGTAGACGATTGTAGGACGTTCTTACGGGTACATATGGGCTAAAGCTTGGCTTTCTGGCATAGCTACAGGGCAAGCGCCCGCACGGCGTATAAATATAAGGTTCGCGCACGAATACCATGCTCTGCTAAGGCTTGTCAAGGGCTCCCGATCAAATAGATCGGCACAAAAGCTAGGCAAAATCTAGGCCAAACGTGACAAGGGCCGTAGGCGGTGTTACGGCGAAGATACATATGTATGGGTATGAGGATATTTATATGTATGTATATGCGCCCGCCCGCACGTATGTTTAACATATGGTTCGCCAAGAAATTTATTTATAATATGTGCGGGCGTGTATGTGTTAATGTATAGTTCGCCAAGAATTTTGGTGTGTATTTATATGTATGTGGATATGTATTGTTTGTCAAGGATTGTGTTAGTTTTTTGTGACATGGGCCTGAGGCGTTACGAGAGGCTTACAGGGGCGGTTTGTGAGTGAGGCGCTAGGGTAGTGAGGGAG